CATCTGATGTGGTAGAAGCCGAGAAGGTTCCGCACTCAAGAATATCCTTGCTTAACACTTCTACTCTTACTCCATCGTCACAGCTATTCCCGTCTTACACACAGCAAACAGATGTGCTCACAGTATTTCCTGTGTCTTATAAAAACAGAGGGCAAGTAGTGGCTAATTATTTTAGGTATCCTGCTACTCCAAAGTGGACATACATAACACTAGTAAGTGGAGAGCCAGCATTCGACCAAAGCCAACCTGACTATCAAGACTTTGAGGTTCCTCAAGAATACGAGTATCCTTTGATATTCAAGATACTTCAGTACGCAGGAATGTCCATAAGAGAGATAGAGGCAGTTCAATTCGGAGCAGTGCAAGAAGCGCAACAAAACGAGAATAAGAAGTAATCATGGCATACATATCTAATTACCAGTACTATACCAATAACGGCACCTCACCAGAAGACAAGAACTGGGGGTCATACCAATATGTAAGCCTTCAGGATATAGTTAAGAACTATCAATTGATGTACACAGGCAACCATTCATTGGTTAACAATGAAGAGAGGTACAAGATTATTTTCCACGCCAAGAGAGCTATACAAGAATTGAACTACGATGCGTTCAAGGAAATAAAGGTATTGGAGTTGACCGTGGCTCACAATCTTATATTCGTTCTACCATCTGACTACGTCAATTGGGTTCGTATATCACTATACAAGGATGGATACTTGAGACCAATGACCGAAAACATTCAGATATTATCATCGAGTGCATACTTGCAAGACAACAACGGTAATCTTCTGTTCGATCAGAACGGGAATATCTTGGAGCCTCAATACTCCAATATAGACTTTGACAGATTGAACGGAACCAAGAAGAATATCTACCTAAACCCCGGTGCACCATTTGATGGACAAGAGGGATGGAACATAGATGGCATGTGGTATTTTGATTACAACATTGGAGATAGGTTTGGGCTAAACACAGAGACTGCAAACTTTAATCCCACATTTGCGATAAACAAAAAGGCCGGTGTTATTAACTTCAACTCTGACATGGTTGATCAACAGTGTATATTGGAGTACATATCTGATGGCATGGAAGGCGGTGATGATTCTCTTATATCTGTAAACAAATTGTTTGAGAGATATGTGTACGCTTATATTCAGTATGAGTTATTGAGTACAAAGCTTGGCATACAAGAGTACATAGTTGCTCGTGCTAGAAAAGAAAAAGAATCACTATTAAGAAACGCAAAGATCAGAATAAGCAACATACATCCCGGAAGACTTTTGATGAGTCTTCGTGGTTTGGATAAGTGGATAAAATAATATGGCGAACATAACAAGGAATTTTGTAGCAGGTAAAATGAACAAGGTGATTGATGAACGCCTTGTACCCAATGGTGAATATGTAGATGCTCTAAATATACGAATGGGTTCCACAGAGAACTCAGAGATTGGGGTAATAGAGAACATCAAAGGAAATCTGCCTCTAACATCTTTGAGATACATAAACGGGACCGCATTGAGTTCTAGTGCTAGATGCATAGGAGCCATAGACGATAGTGAGTTCGAAACCATATATTGGTTTGTTCATGATCCTGTATTTCCATTAAGTGTTGGTGTAACCAAGAAGTTGGACATGATTGTTTCGTACAACATGACATCCTCTACTCTTCAGTATCATGTAATCAGTATTGATAATGGAGGGGGCGTAAACACTACACTGAACTTCAATCCATCTTATTTAATAACAGGTGTAAACTTAGTTAGAACCGGGAATACGAATGAAAATCTATTGTTCTTTACCGATGACTACAATGCCCCTAGGGTAATAAACACGCTAAAGAATTACCCGAACCCTGTGGGTAACGTGGATCAGTTCACTGCTGAATCCATACTAGTAATAAAGAAGCCACCGGTTGAATCTCCAACCATTTCCACATACTTCTCTCCAACGAGCGAGAACTTTATGGAGGACAGATTCTTATGCTTTGCCTATAGATATAGATACGAAGATGGGGAGTACTCTGCTACATCTCAATTCTCAAACCCTGCATTCCTACCAAGCCCTTTCAATTTTGACTTGAATAGCTTTCAAAATATTGGTATGGAGAACTCCGACAATGCAGTTGAGATCACATACAACACTGGTGGGCCATTAGTGAAGGGGATTGACTTGTTGTTCAAAGACATGAACGGCAATGTCATTAAAGTTATTGAGAAGCTAGACAAGCAGCAACTCGGATTACCAGACAACACGAATGAAACATACACCTTCTCAAATAGCAAGATATACACAATCCTTCCGATATATGAACTGCTGAGACTATATGATAACGTGCCATTGCTTGCGAAAGCGCAGACTATTATGGGTAATAGATTGATGTATGGCAACTATGTAGAAGGGTATGATTTGATTACAAATCAGGGGCAGCCAGTACAATTCACTTACTTCCCTACACTGATTACTGAAGATGTTGGCGTTGAGCAATTATCAGAGGGGTCATATAGTGGTCAATACACCATCAATACTACGATTACCGTATCTGACGCAGTTGCATTTGTTGATTTGCCCGGGATAGAGTTGAATCAAGGAGCGTCATTGAGTATTTCAGTTGGTGTTGCTCACTCTCAGTTTACTGGACCCGGTAGCACTGGTGGACAACAAACAACAAACATATCATTCTCTTTCGATTTTATTCTTCCTAATACCTATTCATCTGTTTACGCAATGGCTACAAGCCCAGAGTTTCAAGAGAAAATAGGTACAGTAACCAATATACAAACGGTGCCAAACTCTTGTAATGGTAATACTTGGACTGATATATTTAATTGTAATTTACCTCAGAACTTAGGATCGTACGACAAGGTGAGCAGCGGTATATCTACAAGTGGACAACCAATAGGTATATTGACTTTTCCGACCAACAACTCTATAGGATTTCAATTCCCTGCGATGAGATATGAGGATCCTGTAAACGCTGCTAACTATGTCTATGAGTATTACGAAGTGACATCCGTATCTGCTACATTCCAAAAGACTGCTACTCCATCTAGCTTACATAGCAACAGAGGGTATGAGGTTGGTATCGTGTACATGGACGAATACAATAGATCCTCTACGGTACTGGTAAGTCAGGACAATACTATGTATGTTCCATGTGCTAACTCTATTACAAAGAATAGCATAAGAATAACCATACCTATTACTCAGAAGCCTCCTGTTTGGGCTAAGAGATATAAGTTTGTTATTAAACCAGACAGAGAGAACTACGAAACAATATACTCGTCTTTATTCTTCAGGGACCCAGAGACAGGAGCAACTTACTTCTTGCTTGACGGAGAAAACTCTCAAAAGGTAGAAGCTGGTGACCGTTTGATTGTAAAGGCAGATACCTCTGGAGCTAGATCGTCTTGTACATATACTACTGTATTGGAGAAAGAATCGAAGCCACAGGATTTTATAAATGTACCGAATCCATCTAACCCATCAGTGAATCTTACTGTACCCTCAGGGCCATACATGAAGATTAATGCTAATAATTTCAATGCTGTATTTGACCCATTATCTATAATATCTAGAGGTAAGATATATGTAGTAGAGGATGGAGATATATCAACAACACAATACCCTATACTTGTCTATCCATGTTACTATTTGGATGATAATGGCAATACTGTAAACTATGATATTCCTGCTGGAAGTAGAATAAATTTATTCTTTAGGTTTCAAAGACTTGGTAGGGGAGATGGATCAGGGAACTGCGAAAGAAGGATATACGAATTAGATATCAGTCTTACTTCCTCTGCTGACTATGCAAACTTTAAAGATTGGTGGGATGGAGATAACGTAGAGTATGTTCTTGATAGTGGATTTCAAGATGTAGGTGGAAACAATTGCGCTATATCGAATGATTACAATCCCACTTTATTGACTGGCACCCAAACAGTCAATCCATCGCTGTGTACAAACAAGTATCAATTCAAGCAGTTTTCAGGCGGTGCTCTGAATTTGATTGTTTCTGGTACAGCAGCATGTACAGGTGTTCTAAATAAAAATCAAAGAAAGTCAAGCGTTGAGGTATCTATTGATGTTTACCGTGCGGACTCATTGTTGGTATTTGAGACAGAGCCTTCAGAAGCAAACCCAGATATATTCTATGAGAACAACATGTCATTCCCTATAACCAATGGGTTTCACGAGGGCAATGTTCAAGACCAAACAGGCTCCGTACCTGCTTTGGTAGATACCGAGTTCTTCAATTGCTATTGCTTTGGTAACGGAGCGGAAAGCTACAAGATAAGAGATTCAATATTCGGAAGGACGCTGACATTGGGTAACCGAGTTATGTCTGTTTCTGCTCAGGATTATCAGGAAGCTGATAGGTTTGCGGATATCACATATAGCGGTGTATTCAATGATGAATCCAACGTAAATAAACTGAATGAGTTTAACCTTGGCCTATTGAACTTCAAGCCACTAGAGGATATCTTTGGCCCTATTCAAATACTTGACGGCAGAGAGACTGACGTATTGGTGTTGCAGGAAGATAAGATTTCCTATGTACTCGCAGGGAAAAACTTATTGAGTGATTCAACCGGTGGTGGGGCAGTTGCC